CCGAGCGAATACCCGTCATTGTCGGCCTTGCCCCCGCCGGCACGCTTGTTGGAGGTCTGAACGATAGTCACCATGGTACTTTCCTTTCAGGTTGGCCCGATCATTGGAAGAAGGGGGCGGGCATGAGGCCCGCCCCCGTCAGCCGTTCAGGCCCTAGGAGGTCCCGCTGACGCGGGTCGCCAGTTCCGGGTAGATCGCCTTGACCCCGTACAGGATATCGGCGCGGATGATGTCCACATCGTTGTCGATGTCGTAGTCCTGCACGATTCGCACGCTGAGGCCCATCTGCTCGTCGGTCTGGCGGGCCTTCCACGTCGCCCCCCGCGGCATTTCGAGGGGCACCATCACCAGGGCAAAGGCGTTCGGGTGGAACACCAGGTTCTGGGGATAGGCCGTGGCCGCCGTTCCGAAATACACGATGGTCGCACCGTTCCCGGGCGCCACCGAGACCGTCTGGTACGGGCCGGACGTGATGATCGGCGGCGAGATGGTGAGCGTGGTGTCCGAGGTCGTGGTGGCGTTGGTGGTCACGTCCGCCTTGAGGACGAATTCCTGGAGGAAGTCCAGGGGGTCCTTGGAGACGGGGTTGACGGCGAACACGCCGTCGAGCGTGATCACGTCGCCCTGCTTGAGGTCTTTCGAGGCGTCCCAGCCGTCCGTCACCAGCGATTGCTGGTAGGACGTGAGAACGGTCGAATAGGCCACTCCCTGGCTCGCCCCGTCCACCAGGGGCGTGCCCGTGCCCTCGCCAACGGTATGACGCTGCACGTTCTGGTCCTGGTAGGTTTCGAGGTTCGCCACCCGGCCCAGCCTGCCGCGACGGTAGGCTTCGACGGATGCGCCACGCTCGCCGGGGCCGTCGAAGGTGAGGCCGGCGAGGTTGCCCGCCATCGCCCACGCATCGGCAGGGGACATCACGGCATGCCGCATGTCCTGCGGCACGGCCATCTCATCGAGCCGCTGCGGGGCCTTCGAGAGGTCCGCGAACGAATCGATGGTCTGGCCCGGCGTGCCCACCCAGCTCGGGATGTCCTTGTAAAGCGCGAGCAGGTCGCGGTCGCACACGTTGGCCAGAGAGATCATGGCGGGCTTGATGTAGCGCTCGGAATAGCGCGAGATCGACAGCGTGAGGTCCTGGGTCGAGAAGTTCCAGGACACGTGCTTGCGCTTGTCGATCGTGATGGAGGTCGAACCCTCCTCCACGTCCTGGTTGCTCCGGGTCGCACCGTCGGTCGCGAGGAACTTGACGGGCTTTCGGATGGAGATGGATTCGCCGACCTTCACGAACTCCTTGCGGTAGTCGCGATGGACCAGTCCACCCATCACCAGGTTGTTCTTGAGCTGGAACAACGCCTCCTTGGCGATGATATCCGGCGTCAGAAGTTGCTGGGTCATCTATCTGATCTTTCCTGAGAGGCGCGCCTGCTCGTACTCCTCCTGGCTCATCCTTGAGGGGTCGCGGGTATTGCCGGCGTCCCCGGGGCCAACGGTGGGCACGGGCGCGGGCGCGCGGGTTGGGGTTCGCCGCGGTGGCTCTGCGGCCTGCCGTGGCGGTGAATTCGGTGGGCTCGCCTCTCCGGCGCCCTCAGCCTCTGCGGCCCCTTCGTCGGTGTCCTTGCCGGCCTTGCCGGCGTCGGCCTCCTCGGCCGCAAGCCGCGTCTCGATGCGCGTGAGTTCCCGCGCGGCGGCGACAGGCGCCAGCTTCGAGATGCGGTCCAGGTCCTCGCGGTTCTTCGCGAGATGGTAAGCAATGTCCGGGCCTACCTCGGATTCGAGGATGAATTCGTAGATCGCCCCGTTGATCGGGAGAGTGCGGTCGTAGACCACGTCCCGGTAATCCTCGTACTTGTCTTCCGCGGACTCCTCGCGCTCGCGGAGCTTCGCGACACGGCCGGCGAATGCGGCCTCTTCCTCGCGGGCCCTCTCGGCCTCGGCCTGGCGCTTGGGGGCCTCCTCGGCCAGCTTGACGCGCCGCTCGGTCCATTCGCCGAGCGCCTCGGCCCATTGGTCCTGGTCGTAATCGAAGTCCTCGAGCTTCGGGCGCGGGTCGTCGTCTCCGGCCTTCGCGGCGGCATCGTCGCCTTGGCCGTCTTGCGCTTCCCCGGATGAGACGCGCTCCTCGCGCAGTTGCCGGACCTCCTCGGTCAGTTCGCGCACTTGGCGTTCCATGGCGCGACGTTCGCGGCGGGCGCGGGAGCGGCGCCGCGGTCGGCGCTGTTGCCGGCCTTCCTCGTCTTCACCCTCTCCGGCGTCGTCGGACTTCCCTTCCTCGCCGGCGGCCTCCTCGGCCTTGCGGGCGCCCGGCTCGTCCTCCGCGCCCTCCTCCCCTTCTTCCTCGTCTTCGCCCTCATCGTCGGCGTTCTCCTCGATCAGCTCCTTGAGGGTCTCGGCCTCGCGCCTCTTCGCCTCCGCGGCAGCGGCCTGTTCGGCCTCGGCGGCAGCCTTCTCCTCGGGCGTCTGTTCCAGCTCGTCGGGCAGGCGCTCCGGGCTCTGCTCCCGGAACACGGGGTCGATGAACGTCTCGCCCTGTGCCTCGCCGGAGGGGATATCCTGGTGCTCGGGGTTGACGGGGGGGATATCGGTCATTGTCGCGGTCCTTTCGCAGGCCCCTGGCCTATCCGGCCGGTGCGCAGGCATGAAAAAAGCCGCCCAGGGGCGGCTCTCTTCGGTAGTGGTGTAGGGTTCCCCTAGTTGGCCTTGATGCGCCCATCGGACGCGATGCGGTAAATCTCGCCGTTCGCCGCCTCGGCGATCAAGTCATCGCCGTCACGGCGCAGTTCGATGATGGGCCAGCGCGTGGGAAGCTGGCAGACGAACTCGAAATCCCGGGCGGTGGGGGTGTAGTCGATCACGCGGCCCCCACCACGGACAGCTTGTGCCCGTGGAAGCCGTCGACGCCGAAGAACCGTTCCACACCGGTCGGGAGCCTCATGCTAGAAGCGCTCGCGCTGGGGTTCTGGCCGACGGCATAGTGGCAGTCTGCGTCGGCGATGATGCTAACGAATTCCGTGGTCTTGCGGAAACTCGCTCCGGTGACCGCCCCGCCGCCGAAGTCGAGCACCTGCACAACATCGGCAGGCTCGCGTGGCGCAGGCAGAGGGGTGCCATCTTTTGTCTTTGCGCAGTACTGGTATTCGGCGACCCACAGCTTGGCCATGTCCTACCTCGTCATCAGTGTGCCCATGTTGGCGATGAGCGCGCGGCATCGCTTCGATGGAGACGACCCACCACCGCCGGGAACGCTCCCGCTGGCCACCAGCGAGCCGCTCCCGGCCAGAGCCCCGGCGCCCTTCTGCACCACGAAGGCCGCCCCCGCAAGGCTCCCACCCCCGGCCAAGGAGACGGACGACTGCTGGAGCACCCGGGCTGCTGCCGAGAGCCCGGCGGCGGCGGCGAGAACAGCCGCGCCCTGCACGATCTCCGAGGCTATCTGTCCCACGGCCGCCAGCGCGCCCGACCCCGCCATGACTGCGGTGGCCTTCACGCGCACCAGCGCCGAACCGGCCAAAGAAGCGGCACCGGCGAGCACGACAGCAGCCTTTTGCGCCACGAGGGCAGTCCCGATCAGGCCAGCGGACCCGGGGAGGACGGCAGCAGCCTTCTGTAGCACCAAGGAAGCCGCCGCGGCGTCCCCGCCCCCGGCCAAGATGGCCGCGCCCTGCACAATTGACGCCCCGGCCGTGTAGGTCCCGGTGAGCTCGCCCGCAAAGACCCGCTCCTCGGCCGAGTCCCCGCCCTTGTTCTTGGTGATCCCGAACCGGATCTCGAGGCGGGCGCCGTCCCAGGCGGCCTTGTCCGCCGACTGCCCCGAAGCCGTCAGCGCGAAGCCAACCACCGAGGAGTTGGTCGGGGTGGTCGTGGTGATGTCCGAGGCAAGCGTCACCTCGTCGGTGAGCGCCGTGCCGCCGCTGTCCACCGCGCGGGCGGTCAGCGTGTCCCAGGTGTTGTTCGAGAGCGCCGAGCCCAGCCCGTAGCGGAGCCGGACTGAAAGCGTGTCCATGCCCCCGAAGTCGGCCGGCACGTCGTCGAGCTCGAAGATGGCGAGCCCGGTGTGTGTCGTGTTGGCCGCATCGTGGACGTTTTTGTTGTCGTCGGCCGAGGCGATGGCCTGGAGCGCCGGCTCGGTGCCGGTGATCGCGGTGTCGCTCGACGACCCCGACAGGAACGTGCCGGGGACGATGATGCCGAGGTCAGCCATCTCAGCCCGTCATCTTTCCTGCCTGGCCGCAGGTCGCGCAGGTCTCGCCCGGACGCGGGAAATCGTCGCAGGATGATATTCCAAGTCCGTCCAGCGTCGGCTTGACGTGCTCGATCCAACGTGAGTCAGCGCTTACCGCGCCCCATGAGTTTAACTCGCGCAGAAGCCCACAGGCCCAGCGCCGGCCGGGCACTGTATCTTCCTCAAGGAACCGGCAGGGCTCCCCGCGCAGCCAGCAGCAATGATCGTCCACGCCGCAAATCGGCTGCGCGAACTGCGCCATCGGATCAATCTTCGGTTATGTCTAGATCTCCGGCGGGGAACTCGAAGGTGTCCCCCGCGTTCACGACCTTGCTCGCGGCCAAGGCTCCACCGTAGAGGAAGTTGCCGTCAGTCGCGGCATCCCATATGCCAGCGTGCGTCACGGTGACGGCAGGCATGTCGGTGAACTGGATCGCCGCCGCGTTATCCACGAGCCCGCCGGTGGCGTCGTTCCAACCCGTGCCGCGGGTCACGCTCTGGCGCGCGTAGGACCCGCCCGTGACCTCATCTGCGCCGGTTTCCCCAGGGTCCGCCGTGTGGAGGGACACGTGGACTGCCGCGGGCGCCGTGTAGTCGGCGTTGAACACGTGGTCCAGCAACTCGTTCTCAAGGAAGTCACTCTTGCTCATCGGTCCGCTCCGCGAGGTTGTAGTCCACTACGGCTCCTTCACGCCCTGCAACGCGGCCATCTGCTCCTTGGCGCACATCATCGCGGCCTTGAGGCGCTTCTTGTCCTTCCTGATCGCCCTGGCCTCGGTCAGGGTCTTGAGGTCCGCTTCGGCCTGCCACTTGGCCTCGCGCTCCTTGTCGGTCTTGAGAGTTGATACGTAAGCCATGATCGTCTCCTATGCGATTCCGTGGGTGTGGTTGTTGGCGCCGGCCGGGGCGAACGCCACCGATCCGTCCGGCTGCTCGACGGCCTGGTGCGCATGGCCGTCGTCCACCGAGGTCATGGCCTCGCCCGGGGTCCACGCGTGGGTATGCCCCTCCGCCTCAGTGAGCATGACTGGTTGTTGCTGGCCATCTCCGCCCCCGAGGACGCGCGCGACGGCGGCCTCGACCTGCTGGGTCACCATGCGCTCGATCGCGCCGCCTTGGACGGCAAGCTCGACCGCCTTCCGCATGTTCTCGAGCTGCTTGCCCTCGGTCTCGGCCTTGGTCTTCTCGACCCCGGCGGCGGTCTCGGCGTCCTCGCGGGCCTGCTCGCGCTGGTTGGCCTCGACTTCGGCCTGCGCCTGGATCTGCTCGGGCGTCGGGGGCGGCGGCGGGGGCGGCTCCTCGCCCTCCTTGGGTTCGACCAGCCCGGGCGGCAGTGTCTTCCTGAGCCGCTCGGCGATCTCATCGGCCCCGGGCCAATCGAGGTTGGACACCAGGATGTCCAGGAAGAGGGCCGCCTTGTCGGGGACCGCCTGGGCGAGGCCGAGCATGCCCTCGGAGGCCTCGGCGCGCTTGGTGCCGTAGGAGGGCCCGGTCACCACCACCACGTCGTACTCGCCGCGGGAGATGTCGTTGAGAAGCCGCGTCTCGCCGGTTTCCGGGTCCTGCACCGGCTGGTTGATGGGCACCATCTTGGTGCTGTCGTCTTCGCCCAGCACCCGGACCACGCGCTCGGTATCGTAGATGCGCGGGATCAGGTCGACCAGGATGTGGCCGGCATGGCGCAGCGCCCGGCTCAGGTTGTCGGCATAGGTAAAGGTGCCGGTATCGCTTTCCCGCTGGCGGGCGAGGATGGCCTTGCCCGATGTCTCGTTGGAGCGCTGGCCGAGGCCGGGATCGTAAATCCCGATCACGCCCTTCATGTCATCGGCGGCGAGCAGGACCTCGTTGTGGATGCTCTGGGAGCCCATCTGCGGCGCGTTGCGCTGGGGCGCGGCCCCGCGGTTGTTGCTGTCCGGGGTGTAAGGCAGATAGGGCAGATTGCGCCGGTTGGCCTCCTCCCACAGGTGCTTGTAGCCCTCGATATTGGTGGCGGTCACCATGAACGGCGCCTTGGGCTCGAGTGCGATCTTCTCGGTCTGGGCGCTGCGCCAGATGTTGTAGAGCCGCTGCGGGTCCTTGGCGAAGCGCACCACGCCGTGGCGGACCAGCTTGTGACCGACGTAGATTTCCTCGCCCACCACGGGAACGATCGGAATGTGGCGGCCCGCCCACTCATACGGACCCTCGAGTACTTGCGTCCCCGTGATCAGGCGCATCTCAACCTTGTTGCGGAACACCTTGCGGCTCTTGAGCACGCGGTAGGAGTTGCCGGCGCCATCGAAGACGAAGCCATCGACGGGCGGGGTGTCCGTCGCGTCCAGCGTCCGCCCGTCGTCCAGGAGCACGAGAAGGCGCTGCTCGGGGGTCTTGGTCCAATACTCGGCGACCCGCACGTTGTCCTTGGAGAACCAATCACCGAGCCATTGCTGGTTGGACGAATCGGTGAAGTCGAAGCCGCTGGTGTCGGCCTTGGGGTAGCGGGCCTCGAAGGTGGCCCGGCCAAGGGTCTCCTCGACGAAACAGTAGCGCGCGTCCGCTTTGTTGATCTCCACCGCGTCCGGGTCCCAGGTCACCGCGCGGAAGTTCGTGATGCGCCGGATGCGGATGTCCTGATCGAAGGTGTCGTCGGACGAATACTCGGTGTTGATCCGGAAATGCCCGATGCCGCATTGGGCCGCCTGCTCGGCCGCGAGATGATAGGCGGCCCCGGCGTCGGACTGTGCCTCGATGTGCCGGATCAGGCCCTCGTAGATTTCCGCGATCTCATCGTCGGCGTTGTCGTCGCCCGGCCTGATCTTGATCGAGGGCTTGTTCTGGCGGATATCGCCCGAGACCTGGTGGACGAACTGAGGAAGCCGGTTGACCGTGAGGCAGGGCCGCCCGTCCTCCTGACGCTGGCGGACAAGCTCATCGGGCCACTGCTCGCCGGCCAGGAACTCCAGGTCCTCCTCGGCCCACTCGCGGTTGTCGAACTCGGCGTCGGCCGCGCGCTGGTAGCGCTCACGGGCGATGCGCAGCAGCTCGGCATCCTCGCCGCCGATCTTCTCGTCGGGGAGCGGCTGGCCCTTGATCGGCTTGGCTTCGGCCATCTACGCCCCCATCCAGGACTGCTCCCCGCCGGGCCACGGCCGGTGGGCGGTTGGGTCGAGCCGGCGCGTCTCGGCTATATGCACGGTCTCGGCGAAGGTTGTGGCGAGCGCGTCGGCGCCGTCCGGGCTGCGCCCGATCTCCTTGCGCACGTCCGCCTTCTTCTCGAGCGCGAGCCGGCGGTGGAAGTCTTCCTTGCCCTTCGGGCCCGTCAATTCGCCGTCCAGGATGTCGTCGTCGGGGATGTCGGCGCCACCCGCGTCCCTGAGCCAGTCGCGCACCCGCCCCCAGATTTCGGCTCGCTTGTTGAGGTACTTGCGCGGGTCCTCCGCCCGCCCCCCGAAATCGACCAGCGTGAGATTGCGGTAGCCGCGGTCCTTGAGGATATCGTGGACCTGGGCGCCGCCGCCGCCGGTGTCGATGAACACCATGGCGGGGTGGTGCTTGTCGATGTGCCGGGCGAGCCTCGCGGCCACACTCACGGCGTCCTTGTCGACGAAGCGATCGTAGACCTTGCGGCCCGCGGCCCGGCCCTGGCGGTCCATGATCACGTTGTCGTCGCCGCCCTCGCCGCCGCCGCCGGTAGCCACGTCGACGCCGAAGACCAGGGGCGCGTGGTCCTGGCCCGGGGCACGGAAGGCGCGGGCGCGGGCCACCAGATCGCCGCCGATGAACGCCCCCTGGCGGGACGCTCGGAACGCCTCGTCGACGGTGGACGGATATTCTTGGCGGAAGCGCCAGCACAGGTCGTCCGTGGGCTCGCCATCTGCCGTGGCAAGCTCGATGTTCTTGAGGTAGGCCCAATAGGTCTGGCACTCATCGAGGCCCTTGGTCCGGGCGTATTCGGCCAATTCAGGGCTCGGCACCCAATCCCCGGGCGGTTCCACCGCATACTCGCCGTGCTCGAACCACGGGATGAAGATCAGCTCGAATTCACCCGTCTTCCGTTGCGCGGCCATCGCCGTGTTGTAGAAGAACCCGCCGAGGCCGTTTGCCGTGCCCTCGAGGATCACTTCGCTCCCCGGCGCCTTCGGCACTGCCTGCAAGGCACCGGCCGCGTGCTCGGCCGCGTGGGGCCAGAGGCCTACTTCAGATCCGTGGAAAAGCTGGAAGGTGAAGGAACGCCCGGTGCCCTTGGACCCGGCGGTTCCGACCTGGAAGCCGCTGTCAAGTGCGTCGAAGGAGAGTTCCTTGGCGCTCGCCGCCCCGGTGTGCGGTGCCTGCGGGTTGTTCTTGTGGAAGCGCGCCACCATGTCGAACACGTTGTCGGTGGCGTCCTGCTCGTGGGTCAGGATGAAGGCCCGAAGCCCTCTGTTGCGGCTGACCCGGTGGTAATATCTGGCGCTGACGTAGGTCGAATTGTGAGAGACGACGCCCTCGCAGACGAAGGTCTGCGTTGAAGTTTGCAGGTCAATCATCTCGCGGACGCCCAACGGCTCGACCGAGACAACCGCAAGCCAGCCATTGCCGATCTTTTTACCAGGCAAGCTCTTGCCTTCCCACCAGCGCAAATCTCGGAAACGAACCGGCTGCGTCTGGCCGACAAGCCGGAAGATTTCGGAGGAGCGCGTGAGCGAGAGCGCATGAACCGGCTTATTGCCGAGCTTGCTCGTCTCGCCGCCCTTGCGGCTATCGACGTATTCGCGAAAAGTATAACTGCGAGAGATGAGATACTGGCGCGCTCGATCCAGAACAGGCCCCGCCACTTGATGAACCACAGCTTCAACCCCAGCGCCACTGCGCGCCCGCACCGTCCCCTCGCCATCCAAGAGGCCGCCGAACCACGCATCTTCAAGGCCCTGCTTGCCCCATGGCGCGGTCACATACTTTATAAAATCGCCCGCCCTGGTGTCCCCGACCTCGCGCCATTGGCAGTAGTCGCCGCCGCGCTGGCGGGTTAAAAAGCGATGTTCGGCAGTCGCGATCAACTCAACGCCGTTCTCAAGGACGAGCTTGAAGGCCGCTTTCCGCACCGAGGCAACAACTTCGATCCTGCAAGTGCGGAGCTTCCGATCCCGACCTTTGCCACCAGGGATATCTTCGTCGGTTGCGACAAGCTCATCTCCGACGCTCACTTCTTTGAGTGGCACCCAGCGGTGACCGGCGGTCAAGACCCTCATACTTGGCGCGAGGCAGACTCCGGGCTGACGAGCTTTCACGATCACCTTGCGCACCATGCCCGTGCGCCGCTTCTGGTCTTCGATCTCGGCATGGACGCGGCGCTGCACGGCGTTGAGGCGGAGCAGCATGTCCGCCCCTTTCTTGGGCCTGATCTTGAGGCAGTCGGCCGCGAACACCCTCAGATCCGCGTCGTACTTCGCCTTGTTGGCGTCGATCTCGGCCAGCCGGCCCCGCGCCTTCATGCGGGCCGCCCCCCGGAGGTCCTCGATCTCAAGAGCTTCCGTCATCGCGCTCCGATTCCAGGAGGCCGAGCAGCGCCCGGAGCTCCTGTTCGGTCATGTCCTCGATCCTCTTTAGGCCGAGCACGTGCCGGTCCACGATCAGCCCAAGCACCTTGGCCTTGCCCATGGTGGCCTGCACAGCGGCGCTGGCCGACTTGTTGACGCGCGCGAATTCGCGGTCGTCGTCGAGCTGTACGGCAATATCCGCCACCGTCACGATGGTCCGCTCGGCCGCCTGTTCCTTGAGATACCTCATACGGCCGCGAATATGCTCCTTGAGGGCGAGCCGGTTGGCGCCCTGCTTGGTCCCGTTATAGCCGGCCTTCCTGTACGCCTCCAACTCCCGCAGGCCCGCCGCGAGATGCCGGCAGAACGCCTCGTGGCGCGCCTTGGGGAGGGGTTGCGAGGGATCGAGTGCCTTGCTCATGCCGCCGCCCGGATCAGCACTTCGCCCTGGCCGTAGCAGGCCACGTCGCCACCGGCGTCTGTGACCGCGAGGGTTTGCCAGAAGACCCCGGACTTGCCGGCGAGATCCGCCGCCGCGATGGCAACCGCCGCGTTCCCGTCGGTGAGCGTGACACCTCCGGCCGCGCTGGTCTTCTCCAGGACGGGGTTCCCCTTGAATGGCTTGCGGCCCCGGCGCGGCACGGCGCGGTAGAGCTTCCATGCCGCCGACATGCCCCCGACGATCTCGAGGGTGTCGCCGTTGTCGGCGAAGAGCCCGATGCCCAGCGTGAGGTCTGTGCCGGCCGCGTGCTCAATCGGCGGGAAGCGCGTGATGCTGCGCATGGGCGCCTCCTAGACGTTGTGGCTTGGCTTCCAGCCCCGCAGCGAGGCGCCGAAGTCGAGTTCGACGAATGACGCATCCCTGCCGGTCAGGACATAGCCCCCCGCCTCGGCCTGCAAGACGTGGTGCCACGCAAGCCCGGCGTCCTGACCAGCGAGCGTGTGGCTGCCCTGGCCCGCGATGAGGGCGTGCCCCCAAGCGAGCCCGGCGTCGTTCCCGGTGAGCGCGTAGGACCCCTGTTCGGCGACGAGTGTGTCGGATGCCATCGATCAGGAAAGCTGGAACAGCCCGTCCGCGTCGTCGAAGTCGATGCTGTAGGTCTCGGTGTCGGCGAGCGTCACGTCGGAGCCGTGGTCGTAGAAGGCGATCAAGGGGTCGGCCGGGGAGACGGGCGTGTCGTTGTAGACCACCACGTAGCGGAACGTCGCCACCGCGCCCGAGGCGGTTAGCACCAGGTCCGTGAGGTTGAGCTCGTAGACGCCGCCGGTTTGGCCCGACGTGTTGGTGGTGATGTTCCTGGTCGAGAGGTTGGTGTAAGCGATCTCGGTCAGGTCCGCGAGAACGGAGTTGCCCGCCACCGGGGCGTTGGCCGCCGCCGTCAGCGCGATCACGAGCTGGTCGGCGCTCAGGTCATGGACCTTGTGCGCGAGGTCCTCGACGAACTGGTTGAATTTGGTGTAGGTGGCCAAGGCGCCCTCCTATCCGATGGTCTCGGTGACCGAGACGTGCGAGGCGTCGTTCTGGACGGTCCCGGTGTCATCGACCTCCATGCGCTTGCCACAGGTCTTGCAGAGGACGAATCTGATCTTGGCCCGCCCGCCCGCGTCCACCGCCGCGATCTCGAAGGACGCGCCCCCACAGGAATGGACCACCCGCTGGGGCTTCACCCCCGCCAGTGGATGAGGCAGATGGAGCGTGCGGTTGCGGCGGGGGAAGGCGACGCGCGGGCCTTCGGCCATGGTTAATACCGCCCCCCGCCCTTCTTGGCCTTCCCGCGCTTGGGGCGCGCTGGCCCCCGGGCGAATTCGCGGGCAACCTTGGCCGATGGGCATGCCTTCATCGCCTTCCTCCGGCCCTTGGCCGTCATGCACATGGCCATGAAGTTGCGCTGGCGTTCTGAGACGGCTGGCATGGGCTACCCCTAATCTTCCGGCGGCTCGTCGGCGCCGAGCATGATATCTCTGGCGTCTATGCGGCTCAGGCTGCGGTCCACCCCGCGCTTGCAGAAATCGCCCAGGAGCTCGCACGGGACCACGTCACGGCAATCCCAGGCCACGTCGCCGCCCCCGTCCTCGCGCCAGACGAACACCGCGTAGCCCACCATCCCCGGGTTGCGGGAGGCGAGCCGCTTGGCCGCGCTCGCCACGTCATGCCGGGCCTGGCGCTGACGCCGGCGGGCGAGATTCGTCTTGTGGACGGTGAGGCTGACGACGCGGGGGCGGCTTCGGGGTGCTGCCATCTCGCCTCCTCGCGGGCATGAAAAACCCGCCGCGGGATCTATGCGACCCGGTTAACGTACCATAATTCAGGCTGTAGACTTCGGCTTATAGATCGGAGGTCGAGATGCCTGAACCCGCTGCCACTCAAATATTGCGGACCACGGTTGTAGACGACGGGCCGAACGCCGCACGCGTCGAGCTAACAATAGCCGACGCATCCACTCTCGAAGCGGCAACCGAGTCCGTTGTTCTGTCGGTGCGGGTGCTCGTGTCGAGTGAGCCAGCTCTGCGCGAAATAGCGGGAGCGTTGACGGCACAAATAGGGCTCGCCTCTGTGGACTTGGACGCGCCGGGCGAACGGCATCCATTGCCCGATAAACCCGCGATACCAGACTTCCTTCTGAATCCCAGCCCCAGCGAAACCCAACTAGGGAGGCGGCCTTAACCCCCGCCTCGATCATCTCGGGGGTAATCTCAACCTCGGGAGGCTCAACGTCCGCAATGTCTTTGGCAGTATCGGGTTTCATGCCTGGTGCGTTAACCGGATAGTTCCCGGCGTTCTCATCGAAACCATCGAAGCAAG